CATCCATATACGGATTTGGAATTTTCTTTTTCTGATGATGTCCATGAAGTCATAGACTGTTCCTCTTCTGTTTTAGTAGGAGCATCTCCTAATTGATTTGCCATAATTATGAACGATTTCCCCAAGTAATGTCTGGATATGCTTCACTTACAATTTCTTTTGTGATCTTATATCTATCGGAAAGTTTTTTATCCTTACAAAGACAAACAATCTCTGCTTCTAATGGATGAAGTCCCTCAAGAATATTGATGAACATTGTCTCACGACGAACACCACTCATGGCATCATTGCCACCCTTAAGGAAGTGATAGAAGTTCTTAAACTCTCTACGAATTGTAGTGTGTCCGTTCTTATCACTTGAACCCATTGAAAATGAGTCGGTTTCATGCATTCTACGAACCTCTTCTGAGATTTTAGTAGTCAGAGTTCCATTTGATGATGCCTGATCTTCAAATCCCGAATAAGGAACCTCACCTTCAGGAAGCATAGAAATTATACTTTCATCAAAGTTCCAAATTAATGTTGCCTTCAAAGAAACATGCTCATACTTCTTCAGGACTTCAATCTTCTTTGCCTTGCTTCTTTGTTTGGAAACAAGATCTAAAACTTCAAAAACAAATGGATTTTTTGGAAGTTCCAGTGATACTGCCTTAGTCGTTGTCGTTTTCTTCTTCGTTGCTGTCGTCATAGTTTTCAAAATTAAATGCGATTACTTCATCTGGAATTAGATTTCCTTGCTCATCAAACATTTCGGGATGATATCTTGGTGCCTCCCGATAGTTCATCATATATTCTCTTGCAGTCCAACCAATCATCAGTCCCACCATAAGAAATAAAACAATTAGAAATGAACCAAATACTAAACTAGTTGCTAACATTTTTCTTACTCCGGGAGATTAATTCTCTTTTTCTTGTACTGATAGAAAATTCGAAATAGATAGTTACTTCCCGTCTTAGAAAGCAGACCATCTTTTCAAAGATAATATGAAATGGTTGTGCCTGCTTTCTTTTTCCCCCATTAAGTAAAAATTCAATACCACGATTTATGTGGTCTTCATTTTTATTTATGTTAAGACTTGATGACTTGGTGTTCTCTGAGGAATTTGATTGTGTCAACACACCCTCCTAATGTTTTATCATCACATACTACCTGTGGAAAAGTAGAACCTTCACCAAATTTAGCATAGAATTCTTCTCGTGTAAAGTCCTCTTCAAGTTTATAAGATACAAAATTTGTACCAGTTAATTCTAATACTTGTTTAACCTTATAACAATAGGGACAATTTTCTTTTGAGTAAATGATAAAATTCATGATATTTTTTTCATTTTAAATATTATACCATAAAAAGAGAAATAAATAATAGTAAGAACAGATTTTGTGATGAGCAGTTTTTCCGATAAAGGTTGGTACTATCTACCAGAAATTATTACCAAAGAAGAAGCAATAAGAATTAAGTATCAAAATATTTGTGGTGCTATAAGTGATTTAGGATCTCTTGAGGGGCACTGGGATAAAGAAAGAGGAAGAGTATTAACTTGTTATGCTCCATCATCATCAGCATTTGTAGTTCATAGAGTGAAACCAATTCTTGAAGAAGTATTAGGAGAAGAACTCATTCCTTCTTACTGGTTCACGACAACTTATCATAATAAAGGATGGATGAATTGTCATACTGATAGACCTTCTTGTGAGGTATCAGTTACTATGAATATTTCTGGTGATGCAAAATGGCCTATCAAACTTAAAGATCTTACGGGAAAACGCAGAGAAGTCGTGACTCCTACGGGTGATGGTCTTGCATACTTAGGAACAATTGTTCCCCATTGGAGAAGTCCATTAAGAACTCATAAGAATGATAGTTTTATGCAATTGTTCCTACATTATGTAAGAAAGAATGGTCCTTATGCCGAATATGCATATGATAAGAACCAAAAGTGTTATGACTTACTCAACTCCTAAATCATCTTCCGGTGATGGTAATGCAGGAAGAGTATCATTAATCAATACAATAGATCTTAATTTTTGCGAATAGTCTTTAGTGATATTTGCATCAACTTCAACTGAAGATGGAGAAGCAGGAAAAACATCTGTTGTAATTCCGACAGATGGTAAATCTCTTAGAGTAGTTCTCCAATTCTTAAATTCATCTGATAAATTACTCCCACTCTCTGTTGTTTTTGTAACAATCCAATCAGTCTCTTTCAAAACTTCATCTCTAATTATTCTTATTTCACCATATCTTTTTTCAGTTTGTCGGGCATCGTAATTAGAAATCTCAGTGTCCCATTCCTCTTGAGTTAGAATTTTGAGTCCATCATTTTCTACAACAGTATATGCTTCTCTATAAGTTACATCATGCAAAGTTACTGTAGTTGTTTCACCTGTTGGTTCTCCAGTTTCTTCGTTTATAACAGGTTCTTCAACCTGCCTTTCTGTAGAACTTACTACTGTAATATTTGAGTCATTTTGATATTCGGTCAAGACACTTGGTGTTACAGTTTTTGAATACTCAAAATACTCTGGAACTCTTGATAAACAAATATGAGCTCCATTTACATCAGTTAAACGATAAACAACTTCCAAATTTTTTAATTTTGGAAACACATATCCTCTAATTTTACCTTTTATCCATTCTCCAGTATCTCTATCCACTAAAAAGTGTTTAATTAATTGAGACATTTTTTATCAGTACACATTTATATTATATTTATCTTCTATCTCTTTATCAATCTCTGCTTTCGTAGGCATACCTTGAACGGTCATCCAGTTTACCATTGCATAACGAGTTCCTGAGATCACTGGTTCTACTTTATGAAGATAAAACTGTGAAGATGGAAAGGCAACTAATAAACCTGGTTCTGGTTTGATACGAACTCTGAGATCTGGGAATACAAATTCTCCACCTTCAAAATCATCATTCAGAAAAAGAATAGTTGATAAATCTCTGTCTACAGACTTCTTCCAGATAATAGAACCATCAGGGTTTTTCCATCTTGATACTGCATCATAATGTCCTTTATAGTGTCCTCCTGGTTCATATATGAGTAACTGAGGGGACTCACTATCTCTTATCTTAAACCCATAAAATGGATTGATTACGTGATGAACAATGTTATTATAAAGTTCTTTAATCTCTTCTATAATTTTTGAAGTATCAGAGCAATCTACATTTCTTACACTCAAATCAATCTTTGATGGATGATCTTCTTTGTTTTGATTTGCTTTCTCCCCATCAAATACACCCATTTTATCTTTGGGTGCATTTTTTGCATGATTAACTAAAAAATCAATTCCTTCTTTTGATACAACTTTTGGTTGTATCAATACATTTCTAAGTATATCATTCATATCATAATAATATAAGTATTTCTATTTAGTTTTAGTTGGATACTGCTGCTAGAACATATCTTGCTTGAGATAAATCACCTATATCTAATACAGTATCAATAGAGAAATCAAGACGGTCGATGGTACATTTAGAAGGCCAACCACCACCAAAGTAACCATAAGAATTACTTTCGGTTGCTCCCATATATCTTTTTGCGCCAGATAAACCATTCCCTGCTCCAAAAGGTGTTGACATAGTTTCACTAGAGAAATCAATACGGTCGATTGTACAGACATAATTTGGTTCAATACCACCACCAAAGTAACCATAAGAATTACTTGAGACTGCTGCTAAACCTTGTCTTGCTTCAGATAAACCATTTCCTGCTCCAAAAGGTGTTGATATTGTTTCATTGGAGAAATCAAGACGTTCTATTGTGCAGACATTAGGAGGAGCAAAACCACCACCAAAGTAACCATAAGAACTACTTGAGACTGCTGCTAAATTAGTTCTTGCTCTAGTTAAATCACCTATATCTAATACAGTTTCACTAGAGAAATCAAGACGGTCTATTGTGCATACTTTAAATATTGATGCTTCTCCACCAGCAAAGTAACCATAAGAACTACTTGAGACTGTTCCAATAGACTTTCTTCCTGAAGGTAAACCATTTCCTGCTCCAAAAGGTGTTGACATTGTTTCATTAGAGAAATCAAGACGGTCTATTGTACAGACATCTGTTGGTGGTGGTGAGAAAAATCCACCACCAAAGTAACCATAAGAACTATTTGAGACTGCTGCTAAATAACCTCTTGCTTGAGATAAGGTAGCAGTTACTGGAGATACAGTTTCATTAGAAAAATCAAGACGGTCTATTATACTGACCGGCCCTGGCGCCGATGGAGCAAAACCACCAGCAAAGTAACCATAAGTTCTTGAACCTTTTGGTCGGTATGATGCTCCTCCGGATACTCCTGCTAAACCCTGCCTTACTTGAGATAGATTATTACCCGGTGCCGAAAAAGTTTCATTTGAGAAATCAAGACGGTTTATTGTATCAATATGGTTCGAACCATCATAACCTCCACCAAAGTAACCATAAGAACTACTTGAGACTGTTCCAATAGCCTTTCTTCCTGAAGGTAAATCATTACCTGGTGTTGACATTGTTTCACTAGAGAAATCAATACGATCTACTGTGTCAACATAAGGAGGTGCTTGACCACCACCAAAGTAACCATAAGAATCACTTTCGGTTGCTGCTAAACCCTGCCTTACTTGAGATAGATTATTACCCGGTGCCGAAAAAGTTTCATTTGAGAAATCAAGACGGTTTATTGTATCAATATGG